TTATTTAATTGTGTCTTTGTGTACCCAACCATTATTGCTAGGCGAGTAAGTTCTGCACCAAATGTTACCTTCTGCATCTTGAATTTCTTCGAAGATATAGACAGTCTCGCCTTTTTTAAGCGTTCCAATTTCTTTGTCGAACCTAAAGTTACTGAAATCACTACCTGAGCGTTGTCTCAACGATGCAGTATATTGAATTGTTCCTTTATAGTGAGGTGTCTTAGACCATGCTTTGATACGTTTACACCCTTTAGCTTTAGCAGGTGCTTTACCACCATTCGCATAATATTGAATACGCTCAACGAAATACTTCTTAACACTCGCTACTGAGCGACCATGCAACTCCCAACTTCTATGCGGGCATGCTGTAGGCGATAATTCTTTGTGCAGCCATACTGTCTGTGTATTGATAGGAATGTTATATGACTTCATCACTTCTGCAACTAGCTTAAATGTTTCTTCTTCGTTACGTAAGAATTGCTCATCACTTGCACTCATAGATTGGCATATTTCAAAACCGATTAAGTTAGCGTTACCCCACTGGTTACCTGTATGCCATGCGATACGGTCTGTATACTGTGCAAGTAAGATACTACCTTCCGACACATAATAGTGTGCGAATCCATTTTCTAACGGGTGGTTCGCTAAGAAGTTCTTATATCCTACACCTGTTAAAGTTCCTGCATCGTTGTGAATACAAACTGCCACAGGTCTCATCGCACCCGGATTTACATTTACTATACTTTTTACTACGTTTGTCATATTATTTCCCCTCCATATTTTCGTTGTTTTTTTCTACATCTAATACATTCTTAAATTCTTGTGCCTGCTGTGCATTGCGAGTAATATTGTTATTTCTCCAATAACTCCAGGCAATAGATCCGATTAAGAATAAATCACTCAACGTTTGATAGATAAACGTTTCATCAGTCTTAATTAGTGGTTTCCCGTAATGTGCTAGTGCTGAATTGATTAGTGCAATTAATAGCACGACTAAGCGTGTCAAAGCTAACTGTAATTCTTTATTCATCTGCTTACCTCCATATAAAAAGAACACCTCAACGAGATGTTCTTAAATATTTAATTTCTTTTCAATTTTTTCTAAAGTCTTTGAAATATGTTTATTTTCAGTTGTTAACGTATGCAATAACTTTAAATCTTCTCCAATTTTTTTAATATCTTCTGATATTTCAGCTTTATAAGAAATGAACTCTGTTTTTAATTCTGTAATATCTTCTTTATTACTTTTCACTTCTGCTTCAATCAATACCATTCTGCCCTCGTGTTTTTGCTTATCACTACTCGTCTTTTGATATACACCTAAAACTGTTAAAGCTAGAGGTATAACTACAGTAATAAGCCATAACATTAAATCTCCCTGATCTAATTGCATTTTTCACGCTCCCTTATTTGTTCTCTAAATTACTCAACCGTTCCTCCAACTTATCCATACGTTGCTTTAATGATTCGTTCTCGCTTTTTAAATCGGTATTCTCATGCGCTAATTCTTGAATAGCTTTAGCGTGCCACCAAATAACTTCGGAACCGTTATATCCGTCACCGTTTCGCCATTCTATCGGGAATTTATCATCTTTAGAATTTTCTCGAAGTATGACACCATGATGGTATAATTTGTTGTCTTCATGTTTTACTTTATATTTGTGCAACTGCAATTCATTTCTATATATATCAAGAACTTCGTAATCCCATTCTTCAATATCATGTTTGAATTTTTCATGTGACATAGCGTTCATTTCTTTAAAACTAATGTTCGCCCATTTATCAGTTGTACCTGTCATTGTGAATCTTACTTCATTACCACTTGATGGTCTCAAATATAAGTGACCACCATTGATATGACCGTTGTAATCTATAAATGGTGCATAGATACCATCTGAACGAATATTCGCATACGAAGTTTCTCCACCGTTATTATAAGTTGCTCTTAATTCGCCACCCGGCTTTGGTCTGATATAGAAATGAGCACCACTAATTTCATTGTTCGCATCAACTGTAGAGAAATAACCTTTGTCAGCACGAACACTCTTGTATCCACCTTCGTTTAATCCATCAGACATGATCTTCAACTCATTACCATCTATACCAATGTAGCCATCTGAATTTAAAGGGAACTTAAAGGCTAACGCTCGAAGTGGTCTGTATGCGTAACTACCAATTTCTCCGTCTCCAGGAATGTCATCGATATTAACCACACGTCCTTCTGCTTCTGCTGCACATCCTAAATAAACGTTACTGACCGATGAACCTAAAGCAGAAGAAGTTACGAGGGTATTATCTGCTCTGAATAGAACGTTGCTACTCTCGTTATATCCGAATATTCCGTAAGGCGAGATAGAGACTTTTCTACCACTTGCTCTCTCGACGAATTCAGCATCCCCACCATTTACATGGAAGTAACTCTTTGCGTTCGGCGAAGTGATGTTCAACCCTATTAATTCTCCTGTAGTAATCGCAGTAGCATTTATTCCTAGAGCAGTAATTGCGTTTTCGAACGTCTTACCACCATCACGACTGAGACCGACACCACCACTATTGAATACCACTAAATTATTAGCGTCTGTTTTATCTCGAGCGACAATGCCTAAGCTACTCCCGAAATCTAATTCTGTTTGAGCATTTAGTATCAAACTACTTGCATCAAGTATTGCTTTCTCTAATACGGAAGATGGTAGTTTTCTATTACCGTTTTTTAGGTCATTTATATATTGAGCTGCATGATTAACGTTTACTCTGTGTCTTCGTCCTAGTGGCATATCTCCAAATGTAACAGACTGACTTAATATCTCGCCTTTGTGGTTACGTTTAGTTGAAATAGCAATCAACCTCACAACTTGGCTATAATTGATGTTATTTGCTTTAAACATTACTTCATCAGCCAGTTTAGGCACTGCCTGTGGCCATTCTTTTTGCAGTGAGATAAAATCACATGTAATGCTAATTTTAAGCGATGCATCGACATATTTTTTAAGTTTAGCTTTTAATCTATCTCTGTTTGTCTCATCTTCAAGTTTTAAAGGTGGGCCTTCTTTAATTCCTATCATTGGTACATTAGCTAACGGATGTGTGTATGGCTCAATTATCCCTGCACTCTCTAATGGATCATCACTATCTAAATCTCCATACCCTCTTGCGTAAGTAAAGAAATTCGTACCATCCACTTCTTGCACGACGTTATAAGCGTTGATTTCATCGCTGATAAAGTAGTCAGGCTTTCTGTTGATATACTTTGATAGCTTAAATACATTATTCTCAATCTTGAATTCAAGTTCCCATGTTTCAAGAACCATCTTAAATACTTCAAGTTTAGTCTGTCCGTTTCCAAAACCATCTATATATTTTGAAGTATCGACAGTCTCTTTAAAATCATAAGAAAAAGGTAAGTCGCTAAAGACTGTATCTAATACAGTCTTAATAGCATACTCACCTTCATAATTCTTATATAATCTTCTTGTATTTAATAATTCGATAAAATAAGGAACGCAGTTTAAAGTTAATACTTTAGTTCTGCGCCCAGGCTTTACTTCTTTTCGCTTAACCACATACTCGACATTGTCGCCAGGGCCATTAACACCCGAAATACGCCATGACTCTGTAATTTTAGATGTGATAGGCTTATTTACTGGCGTGTCAAATAGTTCGACAGTAAGCGTTGTGTCGCTATTAATTTGTTCATCTAATGTCGTCGTACCTTCAATTATGAAAGGTACTCCGTCTAAATCAATTGCTCTGAGTGTCATTTAATCACTCCTTTTTAAATTTATTTATAATAAAAAAACCCTAATCACTTCGCGTGAGTAGAGGTTGGATATTAATATAACTATTTAGTTAAATTATCTATAAGTTTTGCCTTTATGATGACAGTTGAATATTCTCTTCAGATTGATTATTACTTTTGTTATTTAACTGACCTGTTAAAGATTCAACTATAAGTTGTTGCAATTTGTATCACTTCCCACTTAATCGCTTTATTCGCGAGTAATGCGTGCGTGTTATTTTTTAAATCTGTAATTATTAACGATAGTTATCACGCTCCTTTTACGACTGTATTAATCCGTAACCCTTCCAAACTCCTGGACTGCCAGAAGTCACGCATACCCAGCCTTCATATCCACCCGGTGCAGGAGAATCATTTATTATCCTTTGACCTTGACTCCAGTTCCCTGTCTTTGGAGGTGCAGCCCCTTCTTGATAACTCGTATTCATACCATGCGTGAAACCATTAGGGAAATAAGGAACACCTTTCTTTAAAGCGTTTGAGATTTTAGAATATGGGAAAAGTAATCCACGTTCGCTATCAGTTAAAATACCATAATAATTAGCAGATACAGTGTCAGGTCCAATATACGTTTTCGCTTTACCTTTAGTAGTATAAAGTTCTAGCTTACCGTCTCCGATTCTTGCAGCAAGACTAGAAATGCCATTAAAATCATACGCAGATTGCTCGTCATCAGCTATCGTAATAGGTTTAGAACTGAATACCCCTCTGTCTACTAGACCACCTAGATAATTTTGTCCTTTTTCAGGTAACGCACCTGTTGCACCATAAATTACATGTCTACTACTTAATTTATAATTGAAAGGGTGGTTACTCTCTGCATATGTTCCAATCCATACAGTTTTAGAAGGTGTTTCAGTATCGGGCGCAGATTGGAATGCACCTTTTTTATTACCATCAGCTTCTGCACCAATGACAACACCGCCAAGAAGAGAGCCATCGTATATTCCGACGCCCTCATTATAGTAAGTAGTAGCTTGATCGATAACGAAAGTATTAGCATCTGCTCCTAGAATATTAATACCGTTCCCACCATTTTTCATGCTCTTTGTCTGTCTTACCTTCGTGTGATTTGCATTACCACCCACTTTTTTTCCACTCACTGTTGAATTCGCAGTAATATTAATACCATCTTTTCCGCAGTCTAAGAATTCTACTCGACATACTTCTAATGGCGTATTGATGAAAAATCCGTCGTCCTTCTTACCTTTAGACTTCCCGCCAATAACAGTAAAGTCTTTAATTACGGAATACCTACCATCACGTCCAATTTGATTATCAGGTAAAGCAATGCCATCTAAATTATTAACATTCATTTCATGAACGCCTAATATGTTTGCGGTATAAGGCGCAGCAGGAAGAACTGCGTCTGTATAGTCGAGGATTGTATGTCCCTGACCTTGCCCCTCTAAATAAACCCTTCTAGAAATAAAAATTGGTTTATTAAGTTTATATCGTTTTTTATCAAGCATTATTTTTATTGATTTTTCTTCTGGGAATGCATTTATAGCTTTAAAAAATGCGTTTGAATCATCTGTAACACCATCTCCGACAGCACCATAATTTTCAACAAGTATAACTTTTTCAGTTTGAGCAACTTCTTCTTTCACTTCTGATAATCCATCAAAATTCAAATTCGACTGTTTAATCCACTGTTTACCATCATAAACATACACTGCATTCTCATCAGTTACTCCACGAAGTTCTTTCAGTTCCGCATCTTTTGGTAAATCGTTAAACGTTGCTACTGGATCTTTGGGTTTAAATTCGTTTTCTTTCAACCAATTTTGCACGACTTCGCTTGAAATAATTTCTTTTCCTCTGTCTTCAATAATTTTCTGTACATTAGATACATTATTACTAAGTTTTTGGAAGTTCTCATCTATATCAACAGATGTTTTTTCATTTAGCATAGGATAAATTCTTTCTAAACCTATCATCTTCTCACGCTCCTTATATTCTGTGCACCGTAATAAAATCTGAAATCAAATTCTATATCGTATGCATTTATTCCTTCTATTTTAAATGTGTTGTATCCACTATCTATATACGGAAATACATAGTTAGTATCTTGAATTGCTGTCGCACTATTCACTTTGACATATGGTTGATTGATTTCAATCACATCGCCATTATTAATCGTTCGAGTGATAATAAACGTTCTGCCATATCTATCAGTTAAACGAATAGATGATGCAGATTGTCGTGCAATCAGTTTAATCTTGCAGTACTGCTTATAATCATTTATCGGAACGTGACCAGGATTGAATATATTGAACGTTGGTTCGTTTGAATATTTATACTTCCATGTGTCCTTATCCTTTTCTTGCATTAATAACCCCATGCCCATACTCCAAAGATTATCTGTGGCCATCACGCCGTTATTTTGAATGGTCATTGATGTGCCAATGCTTTCTGCATATGGAAGTCTAGCAGTTTCGAATGTCACCATTCCTGCACCTGTTAAGGCTACTTGCTCAAAAGATGTACTCCCTGCACCGATTACAAGATACTGTTTACCGTCTGCATATCGCATGTTTGGTAACTTCATCGGCCCTTGAGTTTCTCCTGGCAGTTCAGGTTTAATTTCAATGTGTTCAGGTACTATCTCTCTAATGTAGAAAGGCTCTGTGCCTGATACGATTGACTGTATTCTATCTCGTAGCATCGGATATTGAGCTTCAAAGCTAAAGTTAAACTCAATCTCTGCTTCAATCACGATTTTCTCATGGCTTGCATGACTTAATACACGTCCTGCCATTCCGTCAATCCTATTGAATTCCGTTACTAATTCTGGTGTGGATATTTTTAAAGGCGAAGTGAGGAAGAACCCCAATTCGCCTAAATTTATAACATTATTACCTTGCTTTAATTCTAATGATCGCATTAATATGCCCCCTGACTCAGTACGTTGATGTGAGCATCTGTACCATCGATTCTGTCAATCTCATGTTTAAGTCCTACGACATCTAAATCAGTATTCATGAAGATGTTTATTACTTGTTGACTGCCTGCTGTATCATCTGCATTAATCATCTCTTGAGTAATCGTGCCACTGATATTCTTAACATCTGCTGCGGTTTTAATGTCTGCTAGTCGCATATCAGGAGCGATATTACTTTCAATACCTTTACTCACAGATGCAGCTGCCATACTTGCCATTCTGCTTGCAGTATTCAGACCCTTCACAAGTCCTTTACCAACGAACTGCATCAACTCAATCATGACACGAGATGGCGAGTGAATTCCTAATTTCTTACGCATCGTAGACGTTAATACGTTTGCCATTTTTGCTGCAACTGCTGCTAACTGTTTATCTTGTGATTTAAGTCCGTTCACAAGACCACGAGCAACATCAATACCATTTTTATAGAATGTATTTGCATTCTGACTAGCAAACCTACTTGATACTGCGTTGATTTGAGCCTGAATACTATTAACTCTCTTAATCGCATTCTTTCCGCCCTTTACTAGACCTTTCGCAATATCTCCACCATTCTCGATACCTGCATCTAAGATGTCTCTTAATGTTGATTTATTCACGCCACGTTTTTTTAACAACCCGATATTCTTCTGATACTGTCTTGCTGCATTCAATCGTTGCTGCATTACTTTAATCATACCGTTCGATGACTTGCGCCCAGTATTCGTAATTGATGCATAACCTCGAATGTCGTCCATCATTGCTTTTTTAAACTCATCGCGTTTACCGATAACATCTTTCAGTTTATCTTGTGCTGACTTAATACGTTTAGCGAGATTTTCACGCATACTAGCGATATTAATCATCTTATTGCCTGATGTTCTAAAAGACTTAGACATCGATTTAACGACTGCTTTCTGTACTGCATATGCTCTATTCTCTTTCTTTAAATTCGCTAACTGCTTATTTAAAGTGTTACGCGTTGATTGTTTCAATTTTCCACGTAAACGTTTCTGAATTGAGATCATACGTTTATTATTCTTCGACATCTTATTCGATGCTGTTTCTGATGCTGTTGCTAAAGTTTTGTAAAGCGCTTTGACACCATCTTTCGCTTTATCCTTACTTGCAGACTTGATTTTAGCGAACTGCTTAACAACGTTATCGACTATCTTCACAGATGCTTTTCTTACAAGTGGTGCTGCTTTAGATATACCTATCGCCATACCTTGAGAAGTCCAAGCACCAATCTGTTTCAACACTTTAGATGGTGAACCAATTTTTAAGAAAGATTTTACTTGAGCTACAGCATCGCTTGCCATTTTACCCGCTGCTTTGACTGCTTCTCCTGCCATATTCTGAATACCACTGATGAATCCGCGTACTAAATCGGCTCCTGCTGAAATCATATCGCTCGCAGCACCTGTAACCGCACTTAAGATATTGCTTACCATTGTAGTGATTGCAGAAAGTGCTTGTGATGCTCCCGAACTAATCGCAGAGACAAATGAAGACATGGCTGATGTAATCGTAGATACGATACTTGAACCAAAACTCACTATCGTGCTTAGCATAGAACTGAAACCACTTGAAACAACTGAAATCACTGTGCTAATTGCAGAAGATATAAACGATGTAATACTCGACCATACCGAACTGATTGTGCTTGAAATCGAACTCATGATAGATGATGCAACTGAAAGCATATTAGAAAAGCCTGAACTTACAAATGATACTGCCGAACTAATTGCGCTCGATATCGCAGAAACGATACTCGAGAAAATACTCGACGCTGCACTAAGAATCGAACTCATTATCGAACTCGCTGTTGATAACATGTTCGAGAAACTTGATGATACAAAGCTAACCGCAACGCTTAGCGCTGTTGATATTGCAGTAGTGACCATGTTCCACGCGCTCGTCATAGATGACAGTAACTGCGAACCAAAACTTACGATGCCTGAAATAACTTGAGTAATCCATGCAATAACTGCCTGTAGTGCTGCACCTAACGCAGACATGATAATCTGTCCTACAGTCATTAATGCTGCACCTAATATTGTTACTCCGTTTCTAAATGCTTCACACTTCGTCCATAACAAGTATATTGCTGCACCTATAGCGACGACTGCTGCAATTGCGATACCAATCGGTGAAGTTAATAAAGTGAATGCTGCACTTACTAAAGTGATTACATTCTTTACTAAATTGAATTTGCTTACTAACTGAACAATAAATCCACCTAATTGCATAATCGGTTGAAGGAATAATCTAACGAAACTAATCGCTTTCATAATCGCCCCACCAAATAACATAATCGATCCAACAACTGCTGTAATCTGTGGATGTGCTGTTGCGAAACCTGCAACCCACTGTGCTACTGCACCAACTAAACTCAATACTTTAGCGCCTATAGGAGCCATTGCTGTACCAAAAGCGACAAGTGCTGTAATGATAGAACCAATCGTTGACATCAGAACAGGACCTTGAGTCTGTACGTATTCGATGAACTGCTTAAAGCCTTGAGATTGCGCGATTGTTGCACTCCATGCTGCAAATCTTGCAGACATATCAGCTAATGATTGAAATATCGTTTGACTGTTTGTCCCGAAGGCAGAGAATAAATTAAAGATACCTTTAAAAGTATTACCGAAAATCTGCCCGATTAATGGTAAGTTCGTTTTAGTATAGTTGATGAAGTTCTGTATTCCTTGAGATGTACTTACTTTCTGACTCCACGCATCGAACTGACCACCCATGTTCGCTAAACCTTGTGCTACCCAACTAAATAATGGCCCGAATTGAGTAAATAAGCTGATTAATCCACTACCAAATTTACCTGCTGCAGTCATGATGTTTTCAAATACTGTCACGCCTGTTGTTCGCATCATGTTAAAGAAGTTTTGAGCTACTGTACTCGACTGTACCCAATTTGAGACTTTAGCACTTAATTGTGCCATGCTGTTCGCTACCCCTGTAATGAACGGAGTTAAGCCTGTGAGTGCAGTTTTAGCGATATTAATACCATTCGTCATCGTTGTAAAAATAGCGCCTGAATTAGCGCTTACGAGGGCATCAAACTGTGTCTTTAAACTATCTAACGCAGTCTGAAATGCCCTAGTCTGAGCAGTTGCTTGAATTGTTCCATCCTGTAACATCTGATAGGCTCTCATAGCCATGCCACCAAATGCCAATGCACCTACTCCGGCGATACCAAATGCTCCGGCTAAACCTATCGCACCTCCACCAACTACAGCTAAAGCATTACCAATTGCCATAATAGCAGGAACGATACTCGCTAAAACTGGAATAGCAGCAGGAGCGATAGCGCCGAGCAACGCAGGTAACGTTCCGATATTCTTACCAAACTCAGTAACTTTCGTTGACGCTCTACTTATCGTGTTCATGAACATCTTAATTTTGTCATTCGCTGACGTGTCAACATCACTTCGAACTCTGAATTTATTCGGAATAGATTTCAACATTGCTCTGAATTTACTAATCTGAGCAGTTGCAGCTGCAGTATCTGCATCGACATCAACTGTTACTTTATCTTGAAGTCGATTTGCTGCTGCTTGCGCTCTATTAATATTTGAAATGAATCTGTTAACATTCGCATTAATTTCTGCAACGAAATTCTTATTCATCTGGTTCCTCCTCTTCTGTATTATTTGAGCCATTTACAGCCTTATACCACTGACTCATGTCTGCTCTCTGTCTTTCATGTACTGCCTTCTTATACGCTTTATCTTGTTCAAGTTCTTTATCAGTCTTGCCGACTTTACTTTCTTGGACATCTAAAGCTTTTAAGTAACTGTTTAGCTTTCCACCGTTGTTCGCTTTAGCAAATACATATCCTGCTTCAGCGTTAATACGTTTCTGATCAAGAATACTTTTAGTGTGTCCATTTACGACATTCAGCCATTGACGTGGACTCAAATCATAGAATCTGTTTAAGTCCACAAAGCCGAATAAACGAATGACATCACTTTCTAGCTCGTCTAAACTTGGGAAGTCACTTCGAGTAAGCTGTCTTTCATTTCTTGAAGCATGCGAACCTGTTCCATCGCTTCTTCGATGATTTCCTGTTTCTCTTCTTCCGTTTCTGCTTTCTTCGCTTGTTTCTTCGCTTCCATCTTCGCTCCCTTGAACATCAATTCCCAAGAGTGAGCTACTTTGTCTTTGAAAAAACCGCTGTATTCTAATACCTCTAAAGCACCTTTGAATAAAGGTTTCATTCCTTTTTCATCAGCTACGTTCTGTAATACTTCCATGATTTCTTCTTCTGTTGGTGCATTGTTACGTAAGTAAGCAGTCGCACATACCCAGAACTCAACTAATTTCGTTTCATCCATGTTGATTAGACCATTGTATAAAGTTGTGAAGAAGTCTACTTCATCGCCTTTGCCTTCATACTTTTCTTTACCTACTTTGTTAAACCAGAACGTCCCACGCGCCTGTAACTCTTTACCGTAATCTGATACGTTATTGTTCTCGTCTACTTTACGTCCAAATGTTAATACTTTGATTGCTTCTGTCATGTTAATATCCTCATTTCGTTTTATAGTTTTTATTTTGGCCAAAATAAAAAAGGGGATTACTCCCCCTTAAATTATGCTGATGCTGTTTTAGTGCGGCTTGATAATGGTCCTGTGTACTCACCAGGTTTTTCAGGTGTAACTGCAATTGATGCAGAAGACGGATTAAGTACTGAATCCGGTAACTTCGGTAACTTCATAGGTACTGTTTCAACTTTAACTTTTAAAGTTGTTTCTAATGAAGCACTTTCATCATCAAAGCTATCCTCAATTTCTTCAGGAATCGTATATCCAAAGTTAACGTCATGCTCTTCTGCTTGTGTTTCAGAATTTTTAACGATTGCTTTATATCCAATCCATACTTTTACTTCTTTTTTCTTACGGAATGCATCGATTAATTGTTCCTGACCAGGGTCATTTTTGATACGGTCAAGTGTGATGCCAATTTCTTCTGAACTCACACCAAAGTCGTGGTCCATTTTGCCTCCAACTGCTTTCTCCTTTACTTCATTTGAGAACTTATGAGAACCTTCTTGAAGTCCTGCGAATACTAAACCTGCATCTCCCAATTTATTATCTACAGGTTGCATTAAAATAAACATATCTGTATTAGACATTTACATCTCTCCTTAATTTTTAATATCTTACTTTGTGGAATACATCGTATTTAATTCTCAATATTCCATGTTGCGTTACATAATCAATATCTGTAATCGTCTGTTGATTATCAAGACGTACATCTGTAATAACGTAATGATCTAACTCGACATCTTCCAACTGCATCATCGCTCTTTTAAGCATTACTACGAATTGACGTGTTTCATCGACAGTTAAATCAGGATTAGCATCATTGCGATGATAAACATGTGCAGTTACTGCTATCGTCTCAACTAATGTATTACTCGTCTCATGTTCAACGACGTTCGTCTCACCGACAATTACGTAAGTATTTGAGTTAATATCCACTTGCGCCCTATCATAAATGTGGTTATTCAACCCACTTAACAAAGGACTATTATTCAAGTGAATCATTATCGTCTTGATTAGTTCACGTTCTGAGCTAACCCAATCTGTCATTTAACCACATCCTATCCGAAATAATCATTGAAATACTTCTCTCCTGCATCGATTGCAGGCCCCCAAAACGGTTGAGGTGGACTACCGAAAGTCGTAACCCAATCGCCATCTGCAGACTTGAATGTCCACGGAATCTTTTTAGCACGACTACCTTTTGTTGCATAGATGCCAGTACCATATTCAACGTATCAATTTGTTATCGTAAAGGCTTTTTATCCTCTACTTCTTACAGTCACCTGTAAGTTCGGCATATATTTTCAACCAATAAAAAAGACAACCTTTATTGGTTGTCGGATACTCTTGCCAGAATTATATTTATTCATCTGGTATGCTCTACGGTGCTTCATAGCCTTTCGCAATCTATGAAGTTACCTCGGTGTTATCTTTATATTTTTCAATCAAATCTGTAAAAGGAATGTTTCTTTTCTTATATCTTGACACTTCATTCAAAGGTATATTGTATCTATGTGTCCATTGCATCGTCGTCAGTGTTTCGCCATCATATGTGTGGTAAACAGAAGTTGTTTTGTTGTAATATTGTTGCTCCATTGGAATCCATTCGCAGTTGCTAGGTTCGTAATTACCATTAACATCGATACGTTCTAATGTTAACCCTTCTTCGAACCCATTTTTTTCTGCCCACTCAATAAACTTTAAAATGTCTTTCCAATCTTCACAAACATTAATACCTCTAGCACCATAACTTTTAAATTGCTTTGTCTTATTATTTTCACAACGATGAATCATAGCATTCCAACGTCCATATAACGGATGATTAGTCATACCATGATTATTAACAATTCCAAGATTAATCATATCTTGTTCACGTTTTAGACATCCACATGATTGTGTGGTTTTTAAAGAATCACTTCTCACTACCTTTTCGTTTCCACAATCGCAAATACAATTCCAATAAGTTTTTCTCCCTGATCTCTTTTCAGATAATGATATTACTGTCAATCGCCCATGACGTTCTCCAGTTTTATCTACAATATTTTCACCTTTTACAAATCGACCTTTATTATTTCTAGTTGTCATATCCATCACCTCAAGTATATTATACCTGTCCCAAATTCGATATACAACTATATTTTAAAGACTTCCACCGATTTTACCCGATTTTTAAATTATCGTTACCAATAATTGCGGCATACGTTTTACCGCATAATCTGCACCAACAGAAACGACTCCTTTAAGTCCACCATCCATTGTTTTGAAGTTAATCAGTTCCCTTAAAAACCCTGTATCAACTGGCGCTAAAGCCTGTGCAGTACTGTGAATCGTTAAGACAGTACCTAGTATTCCTTTTTTCGCCCACTGTTCCATCTCGTCGCTATATTCTTCTAACGCTGTAACTAACTGTTTCATAACTTATTCAAAGGAAGTCGCATGTACTTCCCTTGCCCTCCCTGGTCCTCATCATCTCCTGTAACTTCATAACGTTCATTCTTATAAATGATTACGTCCGTTTTCTTGATGTTGAACGCTCCGGCATCGTAGTACATGAATCGCGTTAATTTAATATTGCGTTGATGATACTTATCGACATCTGTGGTTGAAGGTGTATCTAAAAAGGCTTTCTTAGGTATCATAGCGACTTGATTTACTGTTTTGACAGGATAAGTCGAAGTATCTCTAGTTGTTCCTGTAATGCGTTCTATGATGATGTCATGTATATAGAATCTATCGAACATGCTACCACCTCAATTTCTTATAAGGCTCAAGAGATTTATAAAGCGTTTCAGGTAAGTCTTGAGTGAAAGAAATACTCACCGTACCCATACTTTGTGATGCGATTCCACTGTTTTCACAATGCTTTATCGAATCAGCAATAAATTTCTTTACGCCCATCGGCTCATAACCCTCAGTAAATATTCCATTACAGTAGTCTTGAGCGATACCTCGATATAACTCAATCAAAAGTGCTAGTTGTGAATCTTCATACTTATCAACTGACCACTGATTTATCGTTCTTACTTCTAAAGGCTGCATATGATCACCTACTTACTTAACAACTCAATAAGTTCATCACGCGTGAGTTTAGAATAACCTTCTAATCTCTTTTCTTTCGCTAATGCTTTGAGTACAGCTACAGTCTTATCTTCGAACTCATTTACAGGTTCAGTAACTGCTACTTCTTCTGTAACTTCATTGAGTTCGATAAGTTTTATTTCACGCTGATTATCTGTGCTTGACAATTCATACATACGGTCATCTGTCACTTCATACTTAACGTCTTCGTGTGGGAAAGGGTCGCCCGTATTATACGGACGATTACCATCTTTTAAATCTTCCCAGTACGTCAAAGTCGTACCTGTTAATTTCGTTTTAGCCATAAAGCTATCACTCCTTTAATTTATTATGCGCCTACTCCAGATGCTGCTAATGGCACTTTAACAACTCCATCCAAACGTTCAGGGAACATTAATACACCTGAAACTAATAACGTTTGTTGAGTTAAAGTTTCGTTGTGTAAGAAGTGCTTCATACCAATAAATCCAGTAGAATCTGATGTTAAACCGAATTGACGACCTAAATCAGAAGTACCCGCAGGGATATAAGCGATTACTAAGTTTTCAGCAGCAGTACCATAAACATGTCCACGAGTAACTTGAGTTGAAGTGAATACGATAGTGCCTGTTAAATCAGTGTAGTAGTTTAAACCGAAAGCATTTTCTAATGTCATTTTCTTATCTGCTACTGCTTGTGCCACGTCCATCGGATGAGCAAATACAATAGGTTTTACAGTATCATCTTCAAAGATTACCTGTAAATTACCCCAAACAGTCGCTAAAGCACCTTGTAAACCGTTACCTTGATTTAAGTTCGTTTGCGCTTTGCCAGACTGTACTAAAGTGAATAAGTCTTTACGAACGTTATTCTGTACTTCTTTAATTAATGCAGCATCAGTAATGTCTACTGCTTTATCTGTTCCATAAGTTTGAATAGCTTCAGCAGATGTTGCTTTACGATATTTCTTTAACGTAATTTTTTTAGTGCTTGCTACAGTTGGTGTTACTTTAGAAAGTGGAATTAAATCGCCTTCTGCGACGTTACCATCTGCTAAAGTTACTGACGGTTTACCTAACAACTCGATTGTCATACCACTTGATACTGGCATTAAACGTGTAATTCCTAACGCTTTTTGCAAATCTACTAAGTCTTGTTGAAAACGATAAGCGAAATCAACCGACTTGGCTTTGAAATTATCTAAATTTGGAACCGTTTGTAAATTCGGTTCAGGGAAAGATTGTGATGCGAAATGTTGAATGTTAAGTTTTAATGCTAAATTTGTTTTATTCATATGTTATTCTCCTTTTATTAGAACAGTTCCATATTATCGTTGATTGCCTGTTGTCTTAATTCAGGATCTTCGATAGCAAAAATCTGTTCTCTTGTCATTTTTGTTTGACCACCTTTAGGCGGCGTGATTCCAGTTGGCTTAGCGACATTATACATATATGGCATTGACTCTTTAGAATCTGTAAATAGTTCTGTAAGCCCATCGAACGTGCCATCGTCATTACGCTTAACTTTGCTAGTATCCGCCAGTTTTAGAAAAGCGTCGGCATCTACGACTCCTTGTTTTATCGCTTCAACCTTAATTACATTATTCAGTTGTAGTTGCTGCATCTCACTATCTTTTTCAGCGTTGATTTGTTTATACTTTTCGAGTTCTGCATTTAACTCCTCATTATCCTTCGCTTTAGCTTGCAGCTGTTCGAGTTGAGTGTCACGATTCGTTAATTCCGCATTTAATGTATCAACTTGAGCCTGTAGCTCATCTGCTTTATCCGATTTTTCTTTTAACGGACGCATTGCATCGTGATGTTGATTTATAATATTTGGAATAATGTCTTCTGTAACACCTAAACCTCTTAAAAACTCTCTGTTCATATTTGAACTCTCCTTTTACTTTTTTTATTACGGTGGATTAAGTACCACCAGATAGACAGATTTAACGACGTATCAAGGTCAAGTGATGGAATACCACCATCATGAGATAAGGATGACCACCTTTCTTCATGTTTATTGTCATAATAAATAGACATTTTAAAGTCTTGTCTAGGACTGTTTGTTTAAAATGATTCAAATGAGGTTAAAGTATCTCCCTCATAAAGATGGATACCCTTACTATCAATGACAACCTTCTTTTCAGGGTTATCTTTATCGCATAGCGTTATACTATCAGGATACTCTGCAATTAATTTATTCTTGAAATCTTCCGATGACCCTACAACTTTCACATTACCCATTTTGACTTCACGAGTTGGTGTATCATCTTTCGGTTGCTGCAATTCTTCTAACTGTTTATGTGCAATCGCCAACTCTTCTTTGAGTCGTGAGTTTTCTTCTTTGTATTGTTGGCATATTGTTGAATTTATAAGTATCTCATTGTATTCGCTAATATTTAACGTAACTGTACTTTGCATGGTTATTTAACTCCTTTATAAATATAATTTAGTAAATTAATTAACATATATCCGAAAATCATTGCGGCAATAACGATGAATAAAATACAAACAAAAACTTCACCTGTGGTGTCGGCTGCGTTATTTTCATTCTTTACATTTGTAGGCTCTACTTCTATATGCTGTGTGCCATTAGTACTAGGGTTTAAAATGTATGTTGATGGATTATAGTTGTTCATCTTTACCCCTCCACCCATTCTATTAAGTTGTCTACATTCGCTCTTACTGTCTCGTAATTAATATCAACTTGGATATGTGAGTTTAAAAACTGTTTATCAACCATATCTAAGTTACAGTAGCCTGTCATAACTTCGCCTGATTTCAATTTTGTCGCAATCATAACATTATCAAAATCATCATTCTTAGCCCATTCGAGTAAATTTTCAATATGTTCAATGAGTTCTTGTTTGCTCGTCTTACTTTCCGATACGAATTTTAGTATCTTACTCATAATACTCACTCACCCTTCAAAAAAAATTCATATTCTTTAATCGCTCTATCTAAATGAAACTGTATAGCTGTCATATCACCTCTAGATAATATGTAATTCACTGGGTTCTTTTTGTATGCGTCTAACATACTTTGATAATATTCTACTTCTCGCCTTAAAATATATTCAATGTTCAACTCACCTGGCGATTCAAAAACTAACTTGACCGCTGTTTTTTTCCTTTTACTCATCCTACTCGCCCACCTTTCAACCATCGTTCATATTCTTTATATGACATATAAGGTATTACTACCTTCTTGCCATTTGAATCTTTCGCTCGTCTTACTTGAGGCTCAACGCCATCAATTAAGTACATCAATGTACATCTACAGTTAATGTTTTCTTTAGCTGAATTCACACCAACTAATAAACGTGGCCCAGGACCGACGCAACCATTAATTTTAAACTCATGGTCAATCGGTACTGAATCGCCGTCTAAACTTCTATGTGATGATCTCGTGCGACTATCTAATGTTGATGTCCATCTCTTTTTCATATCGACACCTTGTACTTCTGCATTTTTTGCACAATCTAACGATGCTTGACTTAATGCTCGTCCACCTTCTGTACGTGCGACACGTTTAGACTGTACGCTTGTCATACCTATGTTCTGTCGTAATCGTTTAGCCATCGCATTAAAGCCATCTCCAGCCATGATAGATTGACTGATATCCACTCGAATACGTTCAAGCACCTTTGCTCTTTGCTTTGCTAGTGTTGGTGCTAACTTAATAAACTCGATAGGCTGTTCAAGTGCTTTCTGTACATTCTCAATCAGTGGATATGCTTTGATTAGTACCTGTTGCGTGGTGTACTCGAATAAAAAGTTATACATTAAAAAAGACTGCAGATAGACATTCTCCTGCGCTTTCTTTATAATCTGCGCAATCCTCGAATAATCTCCTGTAATCTCTTTAGCGATTAAATCTAACTCTTTATTGAGTCGATTATATTTATTTATTTCAGTCCATCCAACGTGACCATTCTCATCAGTAGACTTTTCATAAAGTAAGGATAAATCAGTGATAATCTTTTGAAGTCGTTCACTCCATACTTTATCGATTTCTTTTTCAGCTTTAGCGATTAATCTTTCAATCTCTCGCCTAATCTGTTCCTGGTTCATCTGATTCACCACCCGACGTTTTAAATCCATCAAATGAAACGTTAATATCATAATTTAATTCTTCAACTGCAAGTATCATGTTATATGTTACTTCCAATCCATCTTTTACACCTTGTTTGTAATCTTCATTTTCTTCTTCAACATCATTAAGCTTTTCGTCTATCACTTTTCGTAATGCTTTTTTTAATATTTCAATTCTATCTGAATCCGTCATTCGATAATTAGTTTTCATCTTCAGCACCTACTTTAATTTCGGGTAGTCTGCTATTAAGTGATAACTCTTGAGCCTGTAGTCGTTCTTGCTCTCCTTGCATATCATCAACCCACGGATGATTGGCGAGTATCGTTTCATCTGAGATAATACCTTTACTCATACCGGCGATTTGTGCATCTTCCAGGTCATTCTTTAATTTGTTATATCTGAATGTCATTTCGATGTCTTCGTGATTCCCATCAATGCCTTTAGCTTTAAAGATGAACCACAATAACTCTTTCAATGCTACTCGAGTTTTACGTTCTAACTGTTTCGCTTTTATATCTAAACCACTGTAGAGAATCTTCAGTGCTACACCTGATGGACTATTACCAAATTTATTAGTGTTAAAATCAACACCACGACCTAAGTCGATGATCATATCCTTTAACATATCTAAGTACTGTTTCGTTTCTTCGATAGGTATCTTTACAGATAGCGTATCAATGCCACCATCAGTACCTAAGCTAATCGCTTTATAGTGCTTTAGATTCTTCAAAAACTCACCTAAATTTTCCCCTCGGAAACCACGTAAAGCAAATATGATTTCAGTTGATTCATCAAACGTATTCTGTATATCTGACAGTCGTTTATTAAATGCATCAATCTGTGTCTTATACTTCCAAATATCGCCCTTCTCGTAAGAGTTATTGCGAAATGGGATAAAAGGTATACGTCCCCAACTTTCGCCACTATAATGTGTCATTATGTGCGATTCACCGTAATAATAATCAGGAATATACTCGCCACCGTTTTCTTGCCAATAGCTTACTTCATTAGGACTCCACACTTCTGCTTTATTCTTATCATTCAAAGCGTAATGTCTGATGATTAACTCTAAATTGCCACGTTCATCATAGACAGGAACAATCTGTTCTGCAGGCACTTGCATAAGTTTGAGTTCGCCTTCTTCGTTATAGTAAACGTGTAGCCACTCGATTCCTTTATTTGACGCTGCAGTCAGTAAGTCGTTCATCAAATCATCAAACTCATCGTTTAATACTTCGCCAATCTTTTCTAAAATAGGTTTGTCTGCTTTAAAATTAATCGGCTCTGCAATCAGATAGCCGACTTTCTGGTCAACTTGGTTCGAATGGAAGTTTGCAATCATTCTCCAGTCTGGCTTACTTTCATCAATGTTACCGTAAGCATCTTTTTTAGGTTCTAAGTCGATAATGTCATGACGTTCATTGTAGTAACGTTCGCCTACTGCTTGAATCTTAGCGACTGCCATATGTTCATCGATTAACTTCTTAATCGTTCGACCTTCTGATTCATCAACTTCTCTTTTCATATCTCTTAATACTTCTTCATAGTAAAGTCTTACATCACTCATGCTTTACCTCCTTTTACATTAATACGTTTAAGCTACTACCTTTCATATCTTCTTCAAATGCGTATCTCGTAGCGTCGATAGCATGATTGTCTTTGTCTTCTAGTCGTGGTTTAGGATTACCATCTTTATCAGTCTGGTAATCGATGTTCTCGAATTCTCTTGCAATGTTAGGTGTGCGTTTAGCGTCAATCACAATCGCATCTAAATCATCAAGCCATTGTTCTCCGTACTCAACGCTATCAGGTCCTTTTTTAACACCGTAAACTCTAGGGATACTAAAATCATATTGTAATTCTGCTATCGACTTCGGCTCAGCACTATCTGCACCAATGTAATCAGAATTATAACCTCTAGCATGTAACCACTTCGCTAACTCCCTGTTACTTATCTTCTGACCGTACAGTTCATCCATCGCATAAATCGTATTACGTTTCTTATCATAATGCCATCGTACAAAAGCTAACGGATCAGTAGCATAACCAAAGTCAACTGCGTTACGGATATTGTCAAAATTGTTATACTCATCATCTGTAATTTCTCTAAACTGCAAGTTGTCGAACGGTACAACACCACTACCGATTGCTTCGCCTAAGTATTCCCAACGGTAACGCTTTTCATTCTTAATGCGTTGTGCTTCTGCTTCATCTTTGAACGCTTGTGCGATGTATGGATTATCTAAGTAGGTACTATGATGAACGAATGTATTAGGAGGTTGAAATACTGTTTCATACTTCTTATTAACCCAGCTTGTCTTACGTTTAGGTGGATTGTACGTAAAGAAAAACTTATAAAAAAGACCATCATCCAACTCTCCACGTAGTAGTGAATTAGTGATAGTCGTAACTTCATCTTCTGTCTTAAATTCTGCCAATTCTTCAATCCATGCAATTGCATAGGGGAACTTGCTATCTTTTAAAGACTTTAGTCGTTCGGGATTCTGTGCGCCTCTGAATATAATCTTGTTCCCTCTAGGGATATACTGTATCTCTAGAGGCGACTTCATTACCTTAAACAAGTGAGTGACCTGTTGCTGTTCCATCGCCCACTTAATCTGTTCATA